GGTCAATTAACCTCTTCTGCTGGGTTAGCAACCACAGGAACATTTACAGCAACTGCTCCTAGCGATGGTCTAGTAATGGACTACGCAACTGGCTTTGGTCGTTTTAGTGCTTTTGCTGGAGATGGTTTCCAATGGTATAACGCTGGTATAGCCAATACCAAATTGATGCAATTATCTTCAAGTGGAGCAATTACAACAGCTACTTGGAATGGTAATACTGTAGGAGTTGCCTATGGTGGAACTGGTGTAACAGCCTCTAGCGGTGCTAATTCTGTCGTTTTAAGAGATAGCAACCAAAACGTCTTTGCGAATAACTTTATTCCAAATACAACAACTACTGTTGCGTCTTCTACACCAATCAACTTAACTGTTGCATCAGCACAATATCAAATTGTTACAGGTTCTGTTACATCTCAGACATTTAATATGCCTGATGCAACAACTTTGACAGTTGGTGATACATATTACTTTAATAACAATATTACTTATTCTTCCGTTCAAATTAATGCTCATGACGGAAGCACATCATTATTAGCACTACAAGCTGGCGGTGCTGCTCATTTAATTCTATTAACCAATAGCACTTCAAACGGAACTTGGGATGTCCATTCTTATATTCCTAGCACAGTATCTTGGGGTACTGCAACTTTAAACTTTAATAGTTCAAGCAGTATTTCAGGTTCAGTATCTTGGCAAGGTAACGTTATTTCGGCTACCTATGGTGGTACAGGCGAAGCTGGTACGTTAACTGGTATTCTTTATGGTAACGGAACATCTGCCCATACTGTAGCCACTACTGCACAATTATTAAGTGGTATTGGTACATTACCAGTAGCTAATGGAGGTACAGGATTAACCACTCTTACTGCTGGTTATATTCCTTATGGCAATGGAACAAGCGCATTTAACTCTAGTTCTACACTAACATATAACGGAACAACTTTATCTGCTGGTAATTTTGTTCCTTCTAGCTCTAGTATTCCGTCAAATGGAATATATTTACCATCAACAAATTCTTTAGGATTTTCAACAAATAGCACTTTAGCTGCAACAATATTTTCTTCAGGCGGTATATCTATTGGTAACACTACAGACCCAGGAGCAAACAATTTATCTGTAACTGGTACTGGAAAGTTTGGTACAACTGTTGGTGTTGGAGCAGCTACTCCTGCTGCTTCAGGTGCTGGCGTTACATTTCCTGCTACTCAATCTAATTCTACTGATGTAAATACATTGGATGATTATAAAGAAAGTACTTGGACTCCTACAGCAGCATCTTCAACAGGAACAATAACAACTTATACTTCTAGCGGTTATTACACTAAAATTGGTAGATTTGTACATTTAACAGCTATAGTAACTTTAACAACAGTAGGAACTGCTGCTGGTCAATTAGTTATTACAAATTTACCTTATTCTTTAATTGGAAATTTTCAATTATCTGGAACTGCTAGAGAAAGTGCTGCTACTGGAGTGTTTTATGTTCCATTTTTTAATTCAACTACACAAATTAATGTTCAAACAATTACAGGCGGAAATCTTACTTGGGTTAATGGTTATCAATATACTATTAACATAACTTATTTAACCGCTTAAAAATAACAATTTTACAGGCAAAAAATGACAACTTTAATACCAAAGATTGATTTACAAAATGGTGGTTCTTCACCTGTAGGAGCAGTCAATAGACCTATTAATCTCAAACTTGCTGAAACAGTAAGTGTTAAAGATTTCGGTGCTGTAGGAGATGGAACAACGGATGATACAGCTGCAATACAAGCTGCTATTAATAGTGTTGCGATTTCAGGTGCAGTTTATATGCCAGCAGGAGTGTATAAAATTACTGCAACTATATTGATTGATAAGCGTATTAAGCTGTATGGTGATGGTGCTATTGAACAAACAGGCACAGGGTACACCGCAGCTACACAAATTCTCAAAGAAGTTAATGATGTCGGCATTAAAGTTACTCAAGGCTTTGTAACTATTGAGGATATTTATTTAAAAGGCGGTACTGCAAATGCAAACGCAGGTATATATGTAGTTGGGCCTTATTTTAATGCAACCAGAGTTACTGTAAGCAATATGGGTGATTCAGGTTTTACTATTGGTTCTGCTACAGCCACTCCAGCAGTAAATGCAAATCTTTGGCGATTAGACAAATGTATTTCTAATGCTAATAATTATGGTTTTGTATTTTCTGATAATCAATCTATTGTAGATAGTAACGGTGGCACAGGTACTTTGTTATCGGCTTCTAATAATACGCTTGATGGTATTTATGTAGATAAAGCTGTTAAAAATACTTTTGTTGGGGTTCATTGTGAAACTAATGGTAGATATGGCGTTAATTTAAACACAAATGCGGCAAACAATACTTTTATAGGTGGCGATTTAGAAGGTAATACAACTAATGATTTATATATAAATTCTACTAATGGGTACAATGTAGTTCAAAACGTAGGTATTTTAGGTACTTATGTAGATAATGATGCTACTACTATACATATTGGGTATGCTGGTCAAGTAGAAATTCCTACAATTGGTACTACTAATTTTGTATCGCAAATTAAATATAGCATAGGAAAACCAGGAATGCCTTTTTCTAGCTATGCTCCAATTAGTCCTGCAACTAATAGCGCAACTGCTGTTGGTTTTACTAATTTATTTGTTATACAAAATAGCAAAACAATGACTGTAACTACAGATAGTGCAATGATGTTTTTTTTAGTTCAATTAAATTCTTCTGGAAAAGGTGTTGTATGTTATGCAACAAATAATTCTTCAGTAATTAATTTTGTAGGCACTCCTGATGCTGTGTTTGCAAATACATCAAGCCCTACAGCGTTACAATTGGGAATTTGGAAAAACAGTAATAGTAATATTATTAATTTTTCATCTGGCTCAAATTTATCTCCTCAAGCATATATTGGTATAAGTTTTTTAGGTTGTAGTATTTCAAATGTAAGTTCTTGGGCTTAAATAAAATTAAATAGGAATAAAATGAATAATACATACACTTGGAAAATAAAATCATTAACAACAATTTCTTCTCCTCCAGCCCCAATTAATGACTATGTTGTTAATGTAAATTATATAGTTACTGGAACAGATGGTAAAAATAGCACTTCAGTAGAAGGAAACACACAATTTCCAATAGAAAATTCTAATGAAAGTTATACAGATTTTAATAATTTAACAGAACAACAAGTTATTGAATGGATTAAAAATTTGCCAAATATTATGTCGAATATTCAATCTGACGTTGATGGCCAGCTACAATTAATTGCTAATCCTCCAGTTTTCCCAAAAATTAAAAATTTGCCTTGGGCTTAATATGAAAACATTTACATTAGAAGACCAAGAAGCAGAGTTTATTGTTCAAGTTATGGGACAATTACCTACACAGTCAGGTGCTTTTCCATTGTTTCAAAAGCTCCAACAGCAGTTTGCTTTAATTACTGAAGAACCAAAAGCGGAATAATATGACAACCACTTACTCACAATCTAGGGACGCAGTTATTAATGGAGCACTCCGTGTATTGGGAGTAATTGGTGCTGGAGATAGCCCAACCCCACAGGACTATCAGAACTGCTCAGAAGCCCTAAATCTGTATATCAAACAACTACAGACTAAGGGTATGCCCTTATGGTTAGTAGAAGACCTCCCAGTACCTATGATAGCAGGTCAATATACCTACACATTAGGCCCAACAGGAGATGTAGTCTGTGACCGCCCATTAAGAGTCGTCATGGCGTTCATTAGAAGCCCTCAGGGGAACGATACAACCCTTCAGGTCATCTCACGTCAAGAGTATATGCAACAGGGCTATAAACCCTCTTCTGGCACTCCTAATCAGGTCTATTACGACCCACAGTTAGGTAATGGCGTACTGTATGTATTTAATAACCCAAATGCTGCAGGATGGACTATCCACCTACAAGTACAACAACCTATTTCAGACATCCTAACCCCTACTTCAATCCCTCAGTTTCCATCTGAATGGTTCAATACATTGAAGTTTGGCTTGGCTGACCAGTTAGCTCTTGAGTATGGTGTTCCTGCACAAGTACGTGCTGAACTAGCTCAACGTGCTGCTAAGTATGAAGAAGTAATGACTGATTGGAGCCAAGAAGAGGCTTCTACTTCTTTCCAACCTGATTATAGATTTAGGGGTTAATTATGGCAATTAGCCGTATACCTCTCGCTCATAACATTGGTAGTCGTGATGGAACTTTAAACAAGGATTCAAAGCTAGGCAATGCGATTATTGAAGTAGAGAAAAAAGAGTCTATTGCAGCCGTTAAACGCCCAGGACTCAAAACCTATCAGACTCTAACCGCAGGAGAAGGACTTGGTATCTTTGCCGCTGGTACTCACTTACTTACTATTATTGGAACTACCTTCTATGACAATGGAGTGGCTAATGCTACCCCTGTTGATGGCACGGGGTCATACGACTTTATTTACTCGGTAGACCAAACTCAAGTCTTTTTTAAGAATGCCAATCATGGGTATGTCTATACCATTGCAACAAGCACCATTTTAGATTTACAAGGCACCATTACGACGCAAAATGGTACTACTGTATCAGGTACCCCCGTAGTAACATTATCTGCATCTAATCCTGCAATTCAGGTTGGACAGATTGTGACAGGGACAGGAGTTCCCCTTGGCACTTATGTTTTAACTATATTTGGTACTGCCTTAACTTTAAGTCAAAATGCTACAGCTTCTGGAACCGTTAGTCTTACCTTTACTACCTCTTATCCTGCTACTACTGTACCAGGTGCGGTGTTTGTGGATGGGTATTATGTTGTTGGGACTCCTGAAGGGTTACTTTATAACTCTAACGTAGAAGACCCTACAACTTGGCAAGCAATTAACTACATTGGTGTAGTGTCCTCTGCCGACCCATTATTGGCTATTGGTAGGACAATTAACTACATTGTTACATTTGGTTCATTCCATATTGAGTTCTTTTATGACGCAGGAAGCTCTCCTGGTAGTCCATTTTTACCGTACCAAAACTCAGTAATCAAATTTGGTGTAGCAGCAAAGTCTTCAGTAGTGCAAATGGACAATACCCTTGTTTGGATGTCTACAAGCTACCAAAAGGGCTTCCAAATAATGACAATGGCTGGTCAATCAGCACAAGTCATTTCTAACCAATATATTGAAAGAATTATCAATAACTGTAATCCTGCATCTGCTTATGCCTTTAGCATTAAGACTTCAGGACATTCACTATACGTATTAACCCTTAGAGACTTAGGGTATACCCTAGTATATGACTTTGCTCAAAATGGTTGGACATATTGGACTTCTACTGAAAACAACGTAGAAGGCTACTTTAAAGGGCAGTATTACACCAAGTATCAAAACATGGATTTACTCCAACATGAGACTAACGGTAAAGTCTATGAGTTTGACCCAAATACCTATCAAGACGATGGTAATCCAATTGCGGTATTAGCTCGTACTCCATTAGTAGATGGTGGCGATAATCTACGTAAGTTTTGGAGAAGCGTTCAGGTAGTAGGCGATAAGATTGATTCTTATGCCCTGTTACGCTATACCAGTGATGATTACCAAACCTATTCTGCGTGGCAGAACGTCAATCTTAATACCGCTAAATCCGAAGTCCATAGACTAGGGCAGGGCCGTAGAAGAGCGTTTGACTTACTTCACCAAGATAATGTACCCTTGAGACTCGAATATTTTGAAGTGGATGTCGAAAAGGGGGATTCATGATTGAGTATAAAGAAGAGACTTATAGCCAAGTAATTGACGAAATTAAGCCTTTATTAGAAGACCATTGGGAAGAGATAGCCTTAAATAAAGAGGTTATCAAACTTAACCCAAACTATGAAATGTATGAAAAACTGTGCAATGCTGGGGTAATGAAAATTATTACCGCTAGAAATGACGGTAAATTGATAGGTTATTGTATTTGCATTATTAACTACAACTTGCACTATAAAGATAGTCTAACAGCTACAAATGATATATTTTTTATATCTAAAGATTATCGAAAAGGCTCAACAGGGGTAAAATTGTTCATTAAGAACGAGGAAATCCTAAAGAGCTATGGTGTTCAGCGTTTAGTAATGAATACTAAGGTACACCAAGATGTTGGTGCAATATTTGAGCGTTTAGGATACAAACAGACTGAACGTGTGTTTGGTAAATTAATAGGATAGAATCATGGCAGAATCAACCGCAGCAATTGGAGGGGCAATATTTGGAGGAGGCGAAGCAGCAGCAGCCGTAGCATCAGGTGCTATGACTGTTGAAGAGGCTTTAGCTGCAGGTGCCTCAGCCACAGACCTTATTTCAGCAGGAGCAACTGGAGAACAATTACTTCAAGCTGGACTAACTGCAGAGCAAATTGCACAAGCTGGCGGTACTGCCGCTCAATTAGAAGGTGCTGCCTCAGCCGCTGAATCTATCCCATTCCAACTTGCTGATGGTTCAATGGGTTCTATTCAAGGTGGAAACATCCTTGACGCTGCAGGTAACATTGTTGCTAAAGGTGGAGTAGGAACTACATTAGGCGACTTGGCTGGATACGCCAAGACTGGTGCTCAATTAATAGGCGGTATTGGACAATTAGGACAAGCTGCATCATTGTTGGGTGGTGGTGGAAAAACTAAGCCAGGTGTAGCAGACCCATACGCAGCATACCGTTCACAAGCAGCGTCCCAGTTACAGAACTTACTGGCAAACCCAAATACCATTACTTCCACTCCTGGATACCAGTTTAACCTTCAACAAGGCTTACAGGCTCAACAGGCTCAACAAGCTGCACAGGGTCGTTTAGTATCAGGTGGTGGATTGTTACAAGCTCAACAGTTTGGTCAACAATATGCTACTTCTAGCCTACAACAACAACAAAACTTATTAGCCACATTATCAGGTGCTAATCAAGCTCCTGCAGGTGCAGCACAAGCTCAACAAGGTATTAACTTTGGTCAAGCAGGTCTAGGTGCGTTGGGATTACAACAGTTAGCTGGTGGTGCAGCAAACGTACTAAACCCATTACAAACACTCTATTCCCAATACAATCAATCATCTCCTTCGGTGAGTTAATATGGCAAGTCTTTCAGAATTAGCTAATGTATTGCAAACAAGCCCTGCTCAAGCATTTAGGCAGGAAGATATTGCATCGCAACAATATCAATTGCAATCACAAGGATTAAAAGAAGTTCAGGCAGAACAAGCCGCTGAAGCTAAAGGCCTTCCAGCAATGGCTGGTGGTATTGGTGCTGTAGGTGGACAACCACAAGCATTAGGACAAATGGCTGTAGACCCATTTGGCGGTAAATTTAATTTAAAAACTGCAGATGGTGAAGAAACTCTTGCTGGTCAAGCATCAACATATTTGCAAAAAGCCAATACAGAACAACAACTGTTTAATAAAGCTCAACAAAGAGCAAAGATTGCTGGATTGACTGGCGATGTAAACGCTCAAAGCAAAGCAATGGAAGAAGCTCGTCGTGCTGATGCCGCAATGACGGAAGCTAAAAATAAAGCCGCCACCTTTAAACAAGAAGGAACGGATGCTCTTGTATACAATGCTACGTTAGCTAAAAGCCAAGCAGAATATGATGCAAAAGTTAAAGCGGCTATGGAAAGGGCTGGCCTTAAAAATAGACCTTCTTGGTTGCCTGAAAAATGGTCTCCTGATTTAAAAGATGAAATATTGCCTCGTGCTTCTCAAAAAACTGCAGAAACTATCCAAACTCGTATTGATAGACAAAATGAAGAATTGCGTAGACAAGAAGACCAAAAATTTCAACGCAATAGAGAATATGCCCGTGAAAAAGAAATGACTGGTATTTTAGGTGCTATTGTTGGTAAAGAATATGCAGACGTTAAAGGTCAGGTTGAAGGTTTAAGAGCATTTTTACCAGACGATAGGATTAAAAGGTTGTCTGGTAAAGAGATTCCAAAAGTTTCATCAACTGTTCAATCTATTAGAGCAACAAGTGAACTTGCTGATTTGGTTGAAAAGCACCCACAATCAACTGGTGTTCCAGCGCAAATTATCAATTCATTTGAAAGATATTTACCTTCTCGTTACGAAAAAGATGAAGAAGGTGCTGTTAATGAATCCAAGATTCTTAACGATGTTGAAAAGTCTATGAAGGCAAAAAATGCTTCCCAAGATGAAATAAACTGGTCAAGAGCAATTGCCAAAAAAGTTTTGGACGTTGTTAATGAAAGAGCATTAGCAGCATCTGGAGGAGGTAGATTATTAATTTCAGAATTGAATCGTCAAGCTGAAGTATTAAAATCTTCTGGACTTACTCCAGAATCTGCTCCATTTGTTTATAGAGAATTGGCTAGAGGAGACCTTGATAAACTTCAATCTAGGTATGGTATTAAACCTGAAGAAATCAAAGGAATGGACATTAAGAAATCAGAAGAAGTAAAACCTGCTGAATCTAAAGCTCCAGATATTAAAGGTCAAGCAACAACAGCATTTGGTTCTTATGAGCCAGAAAAATATGAATATGGCATTAATCCTGCAACTGGTAAATTTGCTAGACGACCAAAAGGACAATAATAATGGCTCAATGGGAAGATGCTCCATCTGCTTCGGTAACAGTCTCTCCTGCTGGTGATAATTGGGAAGAGGCTCCAGAGCCATCAATGTTGCAAAAGGCTGGTAAAGCCATTGGTGATGTATCTGAAAAAGTATTGAAACAAGGTGGTATTGTTGATATTAAATCTCTATTAACAAGACCACAGGCATTAACCACAGACCTTACAAAAAAATTGGATGAGGCAAGCGGTGGGAAAATGTATGAGCCAGTTGCTCCAATACAAAAACCTATGGGGCAACGTGCCAGTGAATTAGGAGTATCTACTGGAGTAGGTGCTGCAATTGGATACGGACTTCCAAAAGTATTACAAAAAGCCCCTAATGCTTATATTAAAGCACTTGGCTATAGTATGGAAGCTGTACCAGCCATTCCTCGTGCAATGGGCGGTGCCGCTGGTAGTGCATTGCAATACCTTACTGGAGCATATGGAGAAGAAACTGGTCAACCACCTGCAGTAACATTACCATTACAAGCTCTTTCTGGGTTGACTGGTGATATTGTTGGTCAGAAATTATCTCAATCTGTATTAGCACTTGGTAAATCTACATTTGCCGCATTACAAGGCCGTGGTGCTACTGCACTTGCACAATTAGGTGGAACATTAGGTCAAACTCCAGAGCAACGTACTGCTCAAGCTATGTTTAGGCAAAAACAAGCATTTGGTCAACCAACAGAAATGGTTGAAGGAGAGGTTGGTAAAAAATTCCAATCACAAACTCAAGAAGAATTAAAACAAAAATTTGGGTATGGCAAGCCTACTGAAGTGTTGGCTCCTGAAACTGGTCGTGAATTAATGGTTCCAGGAACAGATATGAGCGTACCAGGCGTTGGTATTAAGCCTTCAACATTAAAGCCTACTGGTGAAACGATAACAAAAGAATTACCTAAAGACCCAATCACTAAAAAAGAAGTTCCTGTATCCACTGCATTGCGTGATGAATTTTATTCTAATGTTAATAAAACAACTGTAAAAATGAGACCTGAAGATAGATTTTCTTCTAGTCCAGAATACAAAAAGTTCTTATCTGATTTACAGCCAATTCTTGCTAAAGGACGTGATGCTGGCGGAATAAGCAATACAGATTTAAGAGGTTTAAAACAAGCTCTTGAAACTGATATGGGTAGTATTGCTTCAAGAAGACAATATGCTCAAACTGTAGATGACCTTATTAGAAAATGGCAACCAAAAATTGGTGCTACTGGAGAAGCTGCAGTTGATGCTGCAACGGCTAAAAATATCAGAACAGATTTGCGTGAAGCATTTTCTCAATGGGCAGAAAAGAATAATTTAGGCACTCCTGAAAAAGCATATCGTGAAGCATTTAGAGCAGAGAAAACTGCTGAAGCTAAAGACAAGATTCCTTATATTATTTCTCAGTACGGAAAAACTGGAGAAGCCAAGAAAATGGCACTTCAAATTTCTAAAGACCCATACCTTAAACCTGTTTTAGATAAAGCTATTCAACAAAGATTAGCCAACACTAATGTTGGTGAAATTAAAACAGAGTTTAAAAGAATGGATAAACTTCTTGAAGCATCTGGTTTAGCAACTCCAAAAGAGTTAGATAAATACAGAAAAATTGTTAAGCAAATTGACAAACTTCAAAAAGAAGGTGGAAATTCAGAGCCATTAGAGCGTAGATTGAAAACACAATTATTACGAACTTTTGCATTGTATACTGGCGGTAAAGTAACTGTTGAATCATATAAAGGACAATAATATGCCACTTAAATCAGGTTCATCACAAAAGACTATTTCATCTAACATCTCCAAAGAGGTGAAGGCTGGTCGTCCACAGAAGCAAGCAGTTGCTATTGCTCTTTCTAAAGCTAGAGCAGGTAAGCCACCTTCAGGCAAGACTAGAAAGAAAATGAAATAATGCGCATATTATTGCTTGACCCTGCAGGAGCATTGGTTGACTTTGGTATTCGTTGTCTTGCTGAAGGACACGAAGTAAAACAATGGGTGCGTCCACACGGTCAGGAGCGTTCTAAGATTGGTCGTGGATTGATTGACCAAGTACAGAACTGGCAAATCCATGCCAGACAAGCAGACCTCATCGTATTATCGGATAACGCTTTTGAAATGCGTGAACTAGAAAAGTTCCATGAAGAGGGTTACCCAATTATCGGTACCAATATGCTTGGTGCAAAACTAGAACTAG